GTTTGGCCCTAATACAGCGCGCGCAATATGTAAGCATTATGAACTTAGCCCAGAACGTGGCGCACATTTACTTGGTCAAGCATCGCATGAAAGCGCTAGATTTAAATTAACTCAAGAAAATTTAAATTATTCAGCAGATAGCATGATGCGTGTATGGCCTAGTCGCTTTCCAGATTTAGCCTCATGTAAACCATACGCACGTAACCCAAAAGCATTAGCCGATAAGGTATACTCAAACAGAATGGGTAATGGTGAAGGTGAAGGAAGCCTATATATTGGTAGGGGCTTTCTGCAACTTACGGGTAAATCAAATTACAGATCATTTGCAAGCGATATGGAATTGCCAGAGATTATGACAGACCCCGAATTAGTATCATCTAATTATGCATTTGAAACAGCATTATGGTTCTTTAACAAAAACAAATTATTCGACATTGCAGATAAAGGTGTAAATGAAGAAATAATTAAAAAAATAACTAAAAGGGTCAATGGTGGTTATCATGGTTTAGATGATCGCATAGAGCAAACAAACAAAATTTATGGATGGCTCAACGCATAATAATAATGTTGGTAGAGCTGGTGAATTTCTAGCTCTATCAAGATTATCCTTCGCTGGCATTTCATGTATCTTAGTTCAACACGAAATTGACGATGCATATTTGAAAACTCCAAGCGGTAAACTTCTGACCCTGCAAGTTAAAACAGCCAGCAGAAAATCAGGCAACCTCACGCAATACAGATGGAATACGCAACCTGTCAGAGATAAAAAGTCTGATGTTTATGCTTTGGTGGCATATGATATAAAGAAAATATATTGGGCTAGAGGTGATGATCCAATAATTAAAAAAACATCAACTCGCTTGTATCCGCATCAGTTTGAAAATGAAGAATTATTATTAAATCAAGTAATAAAAAGCTTTGAAACTTAAATATAATGTAGTATAAAGAGAATGTATAATATCTCGATATGCCCACGGTTGTAGCGCCGTGGGTTTATTGTTTATTACGTTTTGAAATTGCTTGCTAGTTTTAGCTATATTTAATATTAAGTATTGTGGGCATTTCGGGCATGAATTGTCCACACGAAATTAATGCATTGTACCGCTATCAAGTATGCTTTGATCATGTAGTTCAATAATTAATTCTGCCAATGCCTGCATAACTGTCCTTTGATCTGTAATAAGCAGTCTATCAGAAATATAATCACACAATAAATCTAATTCCTCATCAGCCTCTAATGTGTTTTCACACGTTAAATCTAATGTAAGCCTTATATTAAATTCTGACACAGCCTTGCCTTATAAAAGTGGGCTGTGCCGAAGAGGGAGGGAGAAAAGACACAGCCCTAGTAAAGCGGGTCACACTGAGCAATCAAGTGTAGGAGGAGGAGAAACCCGCTTAATTAAACATAACCTAAATGTACTACTCTTTGCAAGTTTCAAACACCTCCGCAGCTAATGCAGCATAGCCCGCTGCATCTGTGCTAGAATCAATATGACCCCCATTACGCAATCTAGCTATTTTAAGTAAAGCCATCATATTACAAACATCAGATGCATCAACTTTATAGCCTAAATAGCTTGTCCACATTTCTGCTATTGTATTAAAATTTTCTTTTGGCGTGCCATAATCTTTTTCCCTATCACCATTAATTAAGTTTAAAGCCTGCATTAAAACATCTGATCTAATATTATTGTATTCTTTCATTATTCAATTCCTTGTTTAGCTTTACCACTATTATCAGTAAACCACATAAATCCGTCATTCATTGCTATATGACCTGATCCCATAAGTGAAGTAAGAGCCTGCTTATAGCTTGTCTTTGGATTACTTGCACTACTGCATTTGCCAATAAAGTGATCTTTAACAGTTTCTTCAGATATAATATGGAATGCTCTTGGTTCAGGCCACCCAACGCCAGCAGGGTTTGGATTACCTAATCCTTCTGATCTAAGCTGCTTAAAGACACTGCGTAACAATGTTTGATTTTTACCTTTAATCTGCGGGCGACTTGCCTCTTCAACCTCTTCAGGTGATGCTTTCTCTATTACACAAGTTGTAACTGCATCCCCATCATCATCATGCCCTAACTCAATTACTTTTAATTTAAAATTAAAGACTGCGCCAGTTTCCATATCTCTTTGCTTGGTGGCTTTAGCAGAACGTAATCCAGTTTCTTCATTATAATCTAATTCAATTTCCGTGTCAGTCGCAGCTCGCAGGGAACTATGTCCCCTTGCGCCTGCTGCTTTATCTTTACCAGAGTGATGCACAGTGGCAACATGCGCTCCAGTAAGCTCACGTAACTTGTCACAGTTTCCAATAAACTTTGTCATATCTTCTGGGCTATTCTCGTTAGCACCTGACATAGCTCTTGAAAGTGTATCTATTACAATCATCTTAACAGGGCCATGTATGCGTGTAACTTCACGACATATCTTACCAAGTACATTCATATCCACATCTGCATCAAGCATATTTACTGGAGATGGCCTTACAGCCAACTTAACGTCCTTGTGAAAGGAGTAATGCTGTCTCATAGCCACAACTCTATTATGAAATGCCATACCCCCTTCTGTGGCTAAATATAATACACTGCCACCAGAAACCTTATTATTATTCCACGCTTCATTGGCAGAGATATGCCATGCTATATCCAATACAAAGAAAGATTTACCTACATTTGATGGGCCATATATTACTGACATCTGGCCTTCACCAAACCAACCTTTCATAAGATAATTTCTGGATAACTGAGGTTTAGCGTCATAAGGGAAAAATACCTGGCTTATAACGCTTTCTATCTTTAATGCTTGTGCTGTAGCTTCTGGCCCACGCTCAAGCCACATATCAGAATAATCCCATCCCTCTATATCTGGTATAATATATTCTATTGCGTGATCTTCTTGCGCTCTTTCACATGCTTTTCTGCCAGCCTCATCATTATCACCTGCCACAACAAACGTGCAATCAGGTTTGGCCTGCAAAAGATTATCAACAACTGCTGGTATGTTACCTGCGTTTAATGCAAACACACATGGTTTGCCTGTTGCTTCATAAATTGTTGCAGCAGTTGCCCAACCTTCTGCAACATAAGCAAAATCAACTATTTGACCACCAACAACACTAAAGTTTCCTGTTACTGGCATTTGATATGAAAACTTCTTACGCCCTTCGGGTGTAATAAGTTGATGGCCTACACGTTTACCCTTTGGGTCAATGATGGGTACACATAAGTTATTACCGTCAACTATTGCATTATTTAAATTTAATTTCTTTTTATTAAGGTAAGGGTGTGTAACACTAGTATCTCTTTCAGGCCATTGTATATTATCAATGCGTTCTACTTTTATATCACTTACATGATTTTCTGTAGGCCAAAGAGACATATCCCTCATTCTATCTTTTATCCCCTTGAAATCATTACATTTTCTACAGTGAACTAACACTTCACCATTATGTTGTTTTATCCAAAACCTATCTTTACCAGCACAACTTGGGCATGGGCCGTGATACTCACCTTGTGAAGTTTTCTTTAACTCTAATCCCTGTATTATCTTTTCGCCAAATTCTGACCAATTTGCTGATGGAAACTTGCTTTCTGTTTTATTATTATGTATCATCTATATATTCCTTTTGTTTTGGGGTAGTAGTATGCCTCTCGCTTAACTTTGGTGCGGTATTAAAGCGAGAGGCAATTTTTATCTAAAACGGAATATCATCATCAAACACATCATTAGAAGTTGGTGCTTGTGAAGCAACACTTGCAGCAAATGGATCATAGTCTTGCCCATTTACTGGCTTTGCTGGCTGTGTGTTATTAAATATTGCATCAGAATTAGGTGATACAAAACCATCTACCTTATCAAATGGATCATCTCCGCCTTCTAATTCGGCAAGCTCTAATACTTGTACTGCCCGCAAACGCAATGAAACTCCATTTAAACTACCAGTATTGTAAGGCACTATCATGACTGCAACATTAACTTTTGAGTTTGTTGTCAGCATAAAATCATCTGGCAATCTATTACGTGCTGCATCTACTTGTTTTGGCGGTTGTGTAACATCCCCACCATATGATCCTTTAAGCTTACACTTACCAACAATATCATTATCTGCGTTTCGCTTGTATGGTAAATTAGTAGGCTTATCAGGCCATTTACGTTTTGTATCCATTGCTGCCGCATTTGCATAAGCTTGCGAACAAACTTGATGTAACTCCTTTGCTTGTGCTTCATCTAATTTAAATGACATCTCAAAAGCTGCGCCCTCATCAAGTGCATGGCACTTAACGCTCTTATTTTCTTGTGTGTCAAATTTATAAGTACCATTTAGTCTAGGGTACAGCGCGGTTACACCGCTTATCATATGTTGCATTTTACAACTCCTTTAAAATACGTGACACCCTCACGCTGGGATAAATTATATCTCGCCATCCAACCAAGGTGGTAGAGATATTGTATCTAAGTCAGGCCATCCAGTGCTGTAATCATCAGTTTCTTTTGCCCGTTTTATCTTGTGTAATGTTTGCATCATCTCTTGGCGCGCAAACCTTTCATATTTATCTGACAATTCATAACATGCAACTGCATGTGGTTTTTCTTTCTCAATTGCAATAAATATAAAATTAGTAATATTAATTCCTTCAATCTCTAAGCAATATCTGTAAAAACTTTGTTGCATGGAATATTTGAAATTCCTTACAGCCTTTTCAAACCCATTGGGGCTTGCATCTTGGCAAGTCTTAACATCAATGACAAGGCCAGCAGATGATATAAAACCATCAGGTCTAGTCTTTAACCCTAATCCCGTTTCAGGACACGTAACAAAGAATGATGCTTCTGTAATCAACTCTTTGTTGTTCAATAATTTAGCTCCCATGGAGTGCGATAAACACTCTTTAGCCATGTCACATGCTAAATCATAGTCAGCCTCGGTCAGGAGTAGCTTATTTTGCTTCTCTGCATCCTCTTTGGCTTCACTCCAGGCTTTGCCACGCCTTGTCTCTGGCCCACGTAAAATTAAATCTTTCTCTGGCTCAAGTAGCATCGCATGTACTGCCGTACCTAAATCAAAGGCAGGGTTTTCTTTGCGTACTTTACCCTTCCAGTGATGTAGTGTTGTGCTGGCTACTGCCTTCAAATCACTTGATGATATATTCTCATGTGCATGATACTCTTCATTGCTCATTTTATTACTTAAAATCATAGTCATAGTTTATTCTCCTCTATTTAAAATTTTCAGCCCCATATAATGCAATCAAAGCGGCTTCTGCACGTCCGTCATCTTTGACCCTACTAAATAAATTTGCATACTCTGGAAAACGCTCGGTTGCTTTACTTCTGCTTACGCCCTTATCCCTATTTAAACCAAAGTATTTCTTCCATTTTGCAGGCGTTACATAATGCATAGGATGCTTATTGGCTGCAATACATGCTTGAAGCATTCCATAGCCCTCACCAAACCTAAATACACTTGATACACCCTGTCCAGGCATTGCACTCACACGCTCTACAACTGCAAACCTTTTTTTTGTTTCAGGTTCAAGCAAATGTAATAATGTATGACAGTCTATAATATTCTTGCCAGCATGATTTAACATTATTGGCATATCGTGGATTTCGAGTTTATTGGCTTCTGGCCAATAAATCGCAATCGCACCACTATATCCTGGATCAATACCAAATATTGAAAGCATATTAATCTTCTTTTGGTGGGCTAACTTCCACACCTTGTTTTGTCACTTGCATAAGTGCCGCCATACGAACATATGCTGTGAATGATAATCCACTCTTATGTGCTGCCTCACTTATTGCTTGGTCTTGGCTTTCGCTAAAACTTATTAATCTTTTCTTGTCCATTTTGTTCTCCATTTTGTTTTATAGTCAGTTATATATATAAATCATATTAGTGCAATATACTATTCATTATTTTTTTTAAAATAAACGTAACGATAAGTTTTTTTACCATCTAAACTACCAATAAAAGGCGGTTGTTTTTCGTTACTACGCAAGACCAAACCTTGGTTAAAAAGTACATTTAACTGTGGTGCAACATATGAAACGCTTAACCCTGTATTCCTAGCAATCATAGATGTTGTATATCTACCACCACGATTAATTGATTTTAAAATACGCTGTTGTTTAACTGTCTCATGCT